TAGAATTTGAAATAGGCTTGTTGCTATAGGATCACCCATAAACATTTTCTTTTGCGTTACCATTAGTGCTAGCCTATATGCGATAGCTTCCGCTTCTCTCCTATTAAGAAGAGGGTTTCCATCACTATCCACACAAATACCTGCGTATACTATTTGAATATTCTGGCCTACATACTCTTCTGTAAACGTTGCAACTAATCTATCACCCTCTCTATGTAGTCTATAAGGAACAAACTCTCCTCTAGCTTTAGTAGTAAGCATTTGTTGATGGTTGTTTATACCATTACTTCCCAGCCCACTCATAAATGATGACATAGATCTACTGTGATTATAGTGATCATTCCATGAAATTCCTTGAACGTCTGACCAATCTGCCCCTGTACTTATAGATGTGATTGAATCTAGATTACACGGTAATTTAATTGTACGATCATCACTAACAGTTCCTACGTATGTATACTTTGATTTGTTACTATTTCCTATTTCTTTGTAAGAGTTATACGCATGTTCAATATAATCTCCTTCTTGCATTACGATATCAAAGTAAGCCTTTAATAAAAACTTACCGTACATGAAATCGTACGCACCTATATTTGGTACCTCTTCTTGCATTATATAGTATTATTTAGCATAGGTAGCGCCCCTGGAAATCCTAGTGTCGCTAATTTACTATACTTATTTAACTCTTTAGATAATTCTTGTAGGAAGGTAAGGTTTATTGTGATCGATACAGGAGTAATATAAACCTGTTTAATTAGATCAGAAACTTCTTCCATATCCTCTTTAATCATTTTGATAGATGTCTCAAAGCTTGCTGCTGTTCCACATGAGCACATAATTGCTGACTCCTCCGATTCCTCTGGTCTTTCCATCTCCATATCAACCCTAGCCAGTGTAGCACATTTAAGTAACTCTAGAGCCTCCTTAAATGATTTTGCTCTTAATCTTGCCCAGTAGTCTCCGATGTTCTCGTAACCTTCTGCATAAGCCACCTGAGCCATACTAGTGGCGTGACATGCTATTTTAGAATTAAGTGTGTATAAAAATTCAAATGCAGCTTTAGTTTCTACGCTACATAATGAGTTATCTTTCACTTTATTTTCTTTCTCCTGAGATGTATAACCTTTTGGCCCTTTCTCATCTTCTAATACTTTGTCTACGCTCATGGTTCAAATATAGTTAATTTATTGTTGTGGTTGTGCTGTTGCAACAGGAATTGTTGTATCCGTTTGCGTATTTGGTGCAGGAGCTAAGTTTAAAGCCCTGTAATAATTGATATACTCTTTTGTAATTGTTGTTATGATCTTCTTCTGCAATGCGCTGTTAGCAGGGTATTCCGTAGTATCTACTGAATAATCACTGATTGCCTGTCCTGGCTTATCTAGAACTCCTCTAAACTTAATAAATTTTAATGGATTATATGCACCCCAATTAAAGAACCAAACTGTCATAGTTTCTTTATTAGTTACTGATGCTAAATCTACCCACGCGAAAGGTCTATGTCTAGACATTATCCTTATCTTATGGTCTCTGATGTCACTTGGGTGAAAGTAAACATCGAATGATACTGCCATATCATTTGTTCCAATATATTCTACAGCTTTATCACCAGCTATAGGCATAACCTTCGGAATCTCTATAGAAGGAATATTATCTCCAGGAACGTAAACAGCGCAATCACCATTCATTGCCATACAGTGTACAGGAATACTTGATATAGATTGTACAAGGTATTTGTAATCTACCTTCATTGTTAACGCATCTGCTTCTACTATAGCAGAACGAGCTAAATCGATTTCATCCATCAACTGCTCTATACTAATCTCTTCATCTGCTATCTTACCTGATAAACCATCTGTGATGTGGTTTCTAATTGCGGACGCTATTTGTCTGTGTGTCATAATAAATTAGGTAATAAAAAAGGGGAAGAGAATATTTCCTCGTCCCCTTTTCAGTATTAATGAAATTACTTCTTATAAAATAAACGCTGCTGCTGTTGCTACTGCTTTTATTTGAGTTGTAACTAATGCTTCAGTTCTTTCTTCTACTACTGTTAAAGCTGTAGAACCGTTAACTGTTGTATGAGCATCTGATCCACTTACTAATACCACACCTTTAGCGATATTTTCGATAGCTTGACCTGCTGCTAACATACTTACTTCATTTAAGAATAAAGAAAAGCTAGTTAAAACTGGAGTACCTAAGATAGTTTGACCATGATCAGCATATAAAGATAAATCTTCACGTCTGTAAGAAACTAAAGAGAATGAAATGTTAGTATACATACCTCTTCTGTCAACAATACCTTCAGCATTATCTATTCCTGTAATAGATGTGTTAGCGTTTGTAGACATTCTGATAGACTCTTCTAAAAATTTCCCTTGTCCTCTTCCTTCAAAACCTACTGAATTAATAGTCGAAACTAATAATGGTAATGGTTGTTGGAATGGAACTCCTTGACTGATTCTAGTGATTAGTACACGCTCGATAATTAAATCTTCGAATCCTGCTAATGCAGCAATCTTAATACGTGTAATAGTTCCACCTGCAGTTAAAGAGATGTTATGTTCACCTGGTAAAAAAGCTGATACAAATGCAGGGTAAGCCAATACTAACGCTGCTGCGATAGCTGTTGGAGTTACTGCAGTTAATGGAGCTGTTGTGATAGAAAAGTTTCTAGTATCACCAAATCCAGCAGCAGTTACTACACCTGCAGTTGCTCTGTTTGAATTTGCTCTTACTTCGATTCTTACTGCATCACCTGCTACCAATCCTGCTGGAGCTGCAACGATATAATCTTTCGAATCCACTGAAGCCACTACAGCTCTGTGCATTTTTACTTTTTTCATATTTCCTAATGGAAATCTACCGTAACCTTCAACTACCATTACATCAGTAAGAGCTGTTGGTACACCGCCTACGATTACTGCTCCTGCAGCATCATAAAACTTAATTGGTTCTGGAGTATTTAATACTCTAATTTTTTCACTTGTTGTCATATTACTTTGTTTTTGTGTAACTTACACCAGTATAGTAAACACAGTTTTTAATTAAATTAAAAGGCAAGCTGGTCTCCCACCTATTCTGTAATAGTACTTATTAAATTTTAATTATACAAATTATTGAGGGATAGATGTGTTAACACCCATGTATGTACCTGTTCTAGGATTAGACGTATTCTCGGCTAATAACATTACTGCTATCTTGATAATCTCAGCACACACGTACTCTGGGAACTCTAATGGAGCAGTATTATCCAGAGGTGATTCACTTTCTGCAACCGTCATTGATACAACTTCTGGTTTCTTCAGGTAATCAAAAGACACACTAGTTACCGCACTTTCTAAGCTACTTCCTACAAATACATATAAATCTCCACTAGTATTAGCACTACCTTCAGTAAAACTGTGGTAAGGTCTAGAAGACGCAGGCTTTAAGTAGGCATTATTAATAATACCATTAGCTTGATTAGCTGTAAGTCTTTTAGCGACTAGTGTAGTTACTTGCCCCGCAGGTACACAACCTACAGGAATTTTCGATACCGAGGTTACATTGGTCCCAAGCATATGCCAGTAATTATCAGGCAGGCTAAACTTAAGGTACTCTGATCCGTACTTCACACCTTTTATAATAGGGGTTGCTGTAGGGCTTCCTGCAAATGTTCCTGCAGTAGAAGAAGCATTAACCGTAAACGTGCTGTCTACAGTTAATGCTGATAAATCATCTGACAATTGTTGGTCCTTTGCGAACGCATTATATCTCCTATTACCATACTCTTGTATAGCTTTGTTTATAACATAAACAAATTCTTCTAGGTGGAAAGAAGGAGACCTTGTCTTTCTCTTCTCCATTAATAACGCGATGTAAGATCCTTTAATTGTCATGGTAATTTGTATTATTTATTTAGTAACGCTTGCTCTGTCGAATACATATCCTCCATAGAAACTCCGTTATCTGTAAAGTATTTAAGTAGTTCTACCTTCTTATTTCCTCCTGTATGACCTAACTGTTTCGCTTTGTCTTTCATGAAGTTATATGAAGGCTCTACTGGTTCTAGGTTAGATCCTTCTGATTTAGCATCCTCCGCACTTGAATTAAATCCTTCTAGTTTAGATGCGCTAATTTTACCTTGCTTTTCTGCAAAGTAAGTAGGATTTGTCTCTCTCTCTAATAATAATAGTACATCTTTTCTAGTCTGTAAGAATGCAATCGCTGCCTTCTCATTAGATCCTAAAATGTATTTACTGAAGTTAATTACACCACTCTCGTTTACAGTAATAACTTTATCTCTTTTTGCTTGTACGTATAGTAATTGAATACCCATACCAGCATCCTGATAAATATACTCTATTCTAGAAGGTGATTGCTTAGCAGTATCTACTAAGAATTGTTTTACAACAGCTACAGGTTGTCCTGCCATATCTGATCCTAATAATAATGCTCTATTCATATAGTTCGTAGAAGGATCTTCCATGATATACTGTAGTGCCTTATATAAGTGGTCCACTTTAGTATTAGCCATTTCCGCCTCTCTCGCTTCTATATGTACATAAAATTCTGCATTAGTTAATAAAGCTTCTTTAAGTGACGTTGCCATGTAAGGTAACTTTTTGATCCAGCTCCAGTTAACTCTATCAACTATACTTCCTTGTAAATCAAATGTTTTACCATCAAAGATCTCAACCTTAGTATTGTTACCACCTTTTTCTTTAGTATCACCAACAACAACGAAGTAGGTTTTACCTTCCTTCTCTTTCTCTGTTAGTCTTTCTACACCAGCCCACCAACTTGTACTCCTGTTCCATGCGGGTTGTACCCAACGCTTAAAAGGTTTAGTTCCTGTTCTGTACATAGATTTGATTTCTATGATACTATCTGACACGGTACCGTTTTCCAACTGCTCCATGTTATTAACTAATTCACTCATATTATCGTATTTTATATTATTAAGATACAATGATACGAATAATTATGGTTAAATCAAAAAAATAACGCCGTAGAACTTAATCCACGGCGTTACATTATATTTTTAAATCTATTATAAGATTACTGCTTCTTCTAAAATGAATGCTGCATAAGGATTGAAAATTACTGCCGAAGAGTATCCTGCAATATGGTAAGACGATCCGTGAACTGATGATGAAATAACACCATTAGTACTTCCGTCCTTTCCACCTAATCCTAATAAAGCTCCTTCAATAATTTCAGCACCTTCTAATGTAAACATTGCAACATTAGGTCTTCCTGAAGTTTGATTAGCTGTAGCATCTAAAAAGATTCCGTAAGCTCTATCTTCTTCCCATTGAGATAATGATTTATCTACCATGAAAGTAATAGTATTTCCTTGGAATTCATAAGAATCAAAAGTAGTACCTGCTTTAAGGTTTCCACCTTTAGCTTTAGAATAGAATAAACCGCTATCAGAAACTGGTCTGAATCTTAATTCTGAAGTCATTAAAGTACCAACATGATCATACATTCTTTCGTTACACACTACTGCGTAAGTGTTTCCTGTAGATTCTTGAGACTGTGATCTCATAGAAGATAATACGTTATCCAACACATCTAAAGTTAAGATAGAATAAGCGAACTTATTACAGTATCTTTTAATTTGAGTGATGATACCGTCTCCCATTGGGATATCTCTACCGTCTTCTTCTTGATCTAAACATTTACCGTTAGCATCAAAGTTAGTCTCTGTCCATAAACAACCATTCTCTCTTGAGATCATGAAATCATCTAAACAAGTCTTTTCTTTAACATTTAATTTAAAGTAAATATCTCTTTCTTTTTTCTTATCTGGTGTAGCAAAGAAAACTTCATCCAAGATTGCAGCATTACCTGAGTAAGATACTGAAGATCTGTGTAATCCGATGTGGTTTCTGTGTAACTCAGAGTTATGTACATATCTAATGTAACCTCTCTCAGATAATTCTGGGTGGTAGTTAGTGATGTATCTAGATCCTTTACCTTTTGCTCCGTAAGTGATATCGATTCCTCTGTTTAAGTCATTACCTGCGATAATTACTGTATACTCCCATACTTTAGTAGACAATTTAACTGCTGGTGCAACAACACGTAATAATTGACCATTATCTAATCTGATAATATCATGTTTGTTGTAGTACTTTTCTTGAAAACCAATAGTAACAGGTTGTTTACCAACACCAGCACCAGAGATATTTCTAGTAATACGTACATCTTTAATTACGTTAACATCAATTTCCCACTCAATGCTCATAGCTTTAACTGGCATAAAAGAAGAACTTTTCTTTTTAGAGTTATAGTACACATTTTGCAAAGCATGCGTTAATGTATTAATAGATAAATGTTTGTACATTGTAGAAACTAAACCTAACTTGTGCGACTTATCCCCTAAGAAGCGACCAAGATTTTCAACCGTTACAGTATCAGAGATATTCTGATTTACTGTTACTCTGTCAATTACTCTCATATTATTTTTTTATTTTTGTGGAGGTCATCCCCCCTTGATTATATTCTATAGTAGTAAAAATATTTATAGAATCAAAACTTAGTCTGCATGAATGTCATAAAGACCTGTAGCGTTCGGAGCCTTTGGTTGGGCAAGTTTACCTTTTGGTACTCTTCCTGATTGTGATTTTGCACCTGCTTCGCCTGATAATAATGACGATCTACCTTTTTGGTAAGCCTTAGTCACCTCTGACTTGTAGTGTGTTTCCATAGTATCAAAAAGGTTCTCACCGTTGTGAAATAGGTACGCCGCTTTTAACAAGTTCTCTGGTTTAGATAGTAATTCACTAATAAATATAGAATCTCCGTTTTTATCCGTAGGGATAACCTTAGATAGTAATTCATTCTTATTATTATCATCAAGATCCCAGTTAGCTAGTGAGTCCATCTTGTCCATAGCTGTAGCAATCTCTACACTATTATCATGCTCTCTAGTCTGAATTTTAGTGTCGTGATCTGCTTTGATTTTATCTACAAACTCTTTTTGCTCTGTTTTGAATTTGTTTCTGTTTGTTAATACAGTCTTATCAAAAAACTTAGTAGCCTCTAGTTCTGCAATTCCTTCTTCAATTTCCTCGTCCGTTGCATTTGGATTATCTTCTAGAAAAGATATAAATAGGATCTCCTTATCTGTTAAGGCATCGTAATCAGTCTTATCAACATCAGCAAATAGATTATCCGCTTCTTTGTTTCCTGCTATAACAGATTCAATATGAGCATCCACTTGTTCCGTGGTACCAAACTTCTTTAGCATTGCTGCTTCATCTGGCGTCATCTTAGATGCATTCGCTGCAATCTCTGTCATAACATTAGCTCTAGCCTCTACAGATAATTCTGAAATGTGTTGAGGTGATACCTCTCCGTTTTCACCAACTGTGTTAATTATTCCATCTTCTACACCGTAGTTAGATAAAAATACCTCAATATCAGTGTGTTCTGGATTTGGTGCTGGTGGTGCATCTGCCGCAGGTGCATTAGCCTCTGGGGTATTATCATCTACTGCTGGGGGTGTATTATCACCTGTCCCTGTTGCATCGGGTGCCTGAGCCCCGAAGTCATCGTCATGTATAGACGATAAGTCATCATTTTGATTCATATTCTCTTATTTTACTTTATTATACTTATTATACTCGTACGCGCACTTATTATATTTGACTCTCAATACTATCTCTCAAGTACATGATATTATCTACTACTGCCCCGAACCATACTGCAACCTTTCCTGCAGGTATTGTATATGTGTTGGCCCCATTGAAGCTAAACTGTGGTGCGAATGTAACTATCTTTGCTGATCCATTGTTAGAGTTATCTACAACTAACCAGTGTAATGATCTATCCTCAGAATTTGTAATCCCTGTAAACGTCACAGGTAGTGTATTCCCTACAGGTACAATGTACATAACTCTCGTGTGATCATGCATAAGGTTTAGTGAAACTGATGTTCCTCCATCCTGGATGATTACCAATCTACTATCTGTATCAGGAGCGTTAAATAATGTAAGAAACTTATTGTTTCTTGTACTTTGTCCTAATGTTGAATTTACTATTTGTGTCATAACTTAATTTATTATTTTATTTGAAATGCATGATCTTGTGGAATCCCTACATTATGGTAATTTTTCATATCTCTCGCAGGTACACAACCGTTCATACATGTAGAGTCTTGTATTATCTTTCTAAGACATAGCAATAGTGCTTCGTTACTAGCAGGATCTGCGTTATCATCATTGGATAATACGTCTACAATACCAGATAGTATTACACTATGTAGGTATAGTTTATCTAACTCCGGACTGTTACCTTTATAAGGTTCTAATCGAGCTAAGGTACAAGATATTCCTGCGATTAATTTATTCGCCTCAAATATCTCGTTTATATAATCATCCGTAAATCTTATTAACATTTTCCTGCAGTATTACAATTTTTGATTACTAGATCACATACATCCCTTACTGAGGCTAGTATGCAAGCTGCATCATGGTACATACCAGAATTGAATTGAATCCAGGCACCTAATCGCTTTTGTACTAATTTCATGTATAAATCTATTTCTGACATACCGTATTTCGGCTTATCACAGCAAACACAATTTTTAATTAATTCTTTTCTTATTGCCATATTCACATCTACTGTTACAAGATGCTGACTTTCTATAAAGTATATAGGATCATTTACACCTATAACTCCTGTGTTATTCCTCATTAATGTTTTCCATTCGTCAAACGAAGGATCTACCCTCCAGTTAGTAACATCTGGGTAATCTATCCCACCAGGTACCACAGTTAATGTACCACCGTTTCCCGTAAGATTAATATAAAATTTGTTAAGGGCTTCATAGAATACTATGTCTCCTACCGAAGATCCTGTGATAACAGGGTTTACGTAATTCCATGTCTTTACTGCAGCTACATATGATGTATACCATCCATCTTTGAATAGCTTACCACCATCTAGGTTAGCAGGCTTAACAGAGTATACAGCAGGAGCTTGGTATAGAGCCGCGAACTGTGTTGTTGCTGGAACTAGACTTCCTCCTACAGATAAAAACTGTTTAAGAATTGTGTACCCAGGCGCAGGGTATGCGTTATTAAGTAAATAGGCTCCTATAGTACTAATGTTTTGTATGTACGCTGGGTACTGGAATGATGCTGGTGTATATGACCATTCATTCGAATTGTTGTACCCAGGTATCTGGTTAATGTCTGAATCATCCGATGAGGTAACTAATAATGTCTCCAGTAATTGTCCAGAGCATGCACCACCGTTATAAGTAAGAAAAGTTTTCTTCACCATGTCAGTACCGATCTGGTGGGGTAGTATATTATAATTCACATTATAATCCACAAGAGATAATGTTCCTGTAGTATTATCCCAATCTAAAGACGTAGTCTCTAATGTTGGATCTATTCTAAATACTGTGTCGTTTAAACTTCCACTTGTTCCTACTGTTTCTACTGTTCTAATGTCCATTTGGCTTGTAATTTTCTATGAATAACTGAATATTTTCTACTGATCCGAAGTACTTAATCCACCTAGGTTTAAATATTTGGTGTTCGTTAACACTAACGACTGTCTTACTATCTAGGTGTATCTTATAAATCATTTCTAATTTCCGCAGCTTTTCCACTACCTTTATTCATTTGTTCCTCCTCTAGCTTTAACAGTGCTTCTGTTTTAGCTTCATCATTATCAATTTCTTGTTGTGTTAGATCTGTCTTGTCCTTAAGTGCTTGTATCTTACCGTCAACTAATTTTTCTTTAATATCTAATTCTCTAGATCTATAACCGTCACGTTCTTTTATTACTAGATCGTATTTAGCAGATAATGCAGCTAGTTCCTGTGCCGTTGTTTTGGCTTGCTCTTTAGCTTGTTCCGCCTCTTGTGACAGTTGACCTGTTTTATCATTAAGTAATCTAAGTCTCTCAGCACTCGCCTCAATCATGTTGATGACTGCTGTTGGTGAGTCTTCCATAATAACCTTTACTAAGACATCACTTTCGATTAACCCAGATTGTATAAGATTTGGTACTGCTGCCTTAAGCGATGCAATTCTGTTCTTATCTCTAGAATCATCTACAGGATTTATAACAAAATCCGTGAATCTAAAATTCTCTGGTAGTATCTCAAAGTACTTCTGACGATCTCCTAAAATGTACTGCCCTCTTTTACCTGTAACATATGCCACTCTCGCAGAGTTAAGCAAATCTGTAAGCATTGCTGCCTCTATTGATTTTACTAATGTAAACAAATCTTTAGTAATAAGCATTACATTCTCTTGACCAATCTTAACATTAGATACTGCATCCCTTTGTTCAGCGGCTGTATACATAGACCTATTGATCCCTGTCACCATATCCGCTTGCTTCTCTAATGATTCTAAAATCAAGGCAATCTGTGTTATCACATTACTTCCTAATGAGCTTTCAAAGTTACCTAATGGTTGCATGTTAGCCATACCCTCTTCTGAAGAGTCATAGAATTCCATTCCTTGTTTTCTGTAGTTTATGAATTTAATCATTCTATCTGAAAACTTAGGCCCGAACATCTTTGGTAACGCGGCTAAATCTATTCTTGACCCTGATACCCCTGTATTAGCTACTAGGTTATCACGGAAGAACATTGTAATATCGTATGAATCTTGTATATCTTTTATCGATAACGCTACTGAGTAAGGATCACCACTTCTATCGTTATAGAATAACCCATTTACTGATAATGTTGTAACCCAAGGGTTCTCAACACCTCTAGGAGCGTGTAGATCTTTACCCATGTTCACGTATAAGTCTTCTCCTATTCGGATTCCCTTATATCTATCCAATCTGTAATAAACCTTTTTCGGTATACCTGACCCCGCTCCTTTACCAAACAGAGTTACCTCTTCTTTGGTCATCGTTATTTCCTCGGTGTTCGTGTATATCTCTGGGTCTTCTACAGTTAATTCGTTGTTGGCTAACCACTCTGTGATATAGACAACGTGTGTATTCTCTTTATATTTATTATTAAACCCATCCATTCCTAGATGCTCAAAGTTATTACCTGCTTCGTAGTTGGCAGGATTTAAGTATTCATGATTAAAGTTGGCTGCAGCTCCATTATTTCCTGTTCTGTATAGTCCTTCTTTATCTTCATCTGTCAAATACACACCCCATAGATTTATAATCTCTGTAGCTGTCATGATAACCCTTTCAACACCTGCTGTAGCGTTTGGTTTAATTCCGGTACTCATGAATTGAGCACTATTAACTTTATTTGTAAAGTAGTTCTCAGGTTTTATTACTGTCCTTACTGGATCAGAACCTTTTCTTATTACTTCAGTTTTATAGTAAGCCTCACCAGCTAGTAATAAATCCAACATGAATAATTTCTTACTCTGTACATGGTTTATTCCTGGATCAGTACTAAAGAACTTTATTAGTGTGTCTGCAGCCTCTGTTATAATGCTGACGAATGCTTTATCGTTATCCGCTTCTAGCTTCTCAAGATTAAGAGCTGCCGTCTTATTTGGCTCCCCACTCTTACCTATCTTAGCAGCTAAACTATTATTTACTGATTTTACTACACTGTTGATCAGTAGTATCTTCTTACTCTCATTATCGTGGTCTAGTGATTTCCCATCCTTAATAGATGTAGAAAATGTAAACTCCTCTGAGAGTAGTATCCCTAATAGAATATCTATTCTGGGTTTTATTAGTGAAGTCATCCTCACTGCGATTGGTGTCTCTACACCAAAAGATTCCTCCAGAAACTTAAACTCTTCAGCATCTCGCTTCCCTGCGTATAAGTTTCTGGCGGTTCTTATATGTGATTTATCTGTGATAAGAGTATTAATATGGTGATCAACATTACTTCGTAGGTATTCAAACGCACTCTTCTCCTTTTCAGAAATAGTAACATCGTTTAAAAAATCTACACCTTTATACTCTCTCATATCTTTTTAATTAAAACGTAAACAGTAAATCATGTTCATGAACAGTCTTAAGTTCATCCGTGATTAAACTCCCGCAGAAAGGTTCAAAAGCCACTTTATCACCAACATTAGTTGATGTTGCCTCTGGTCCTACTGAGATCACAGTACCTTTTTGGGTAGCCATCTCTCTTGGATTAATTCCGTTATCATCAATAATACCATCTTTCATGATACCTTCCGTGTGTAACTTAACTAATACTCTAGTACCTAATGGTAATGTATTATCTTCCTGCATATCTAAAATCTTTGTTGTTTTTACTATTAAATTACTTTTAGCTACGACCTTAGCGTAGATAGTGTCATCATCAGTGATCACAGGGTAACCTGCTAACTCATTGAATACTACTCCTGTTCCTGGTTCTAGTTCCCCAGTACCATCCATAACTACTTCACCAAGATAGTGACTCACCTGCAGTTTACTAGCTATTGTTCTAGTTCCTGTGATAATTCCACTCTCTGTAAGTTCCGTCTTTACTATCTTTACTAGTGTGTAAGCCGCCTTTGGCTTAATATCTAACAACTTCATCTTATCTCCCATATTATATTAAAATTAATTAACTATTCCTATATTTACTACATGATATTATAGCTTGTCGCCAAAGATAGCAATAAAATTAATATAAACAAAAGAGGGCTGTTAAACCCTCTTAATATTATTTGTTTAGCCTATTCTTTAGTATTAACGCCCTGGACTCTATTGATCCTCCTTGTTTGAAGGTAGGTGAGGCTTGGGGTGATGTTTGTCTGTTTTCTTTTAAAGCGTTATACCCTCCTAGTCCTATAGCAGGGAGCAGCACTTTGTATATACTAGGGTTGTTCATATCGAACATCCCATTATTACCTCTTAACGATTTTAGGTAGTTACCACCAACCTGGTTAGAGATTGTTATATCACCTCTACTTCCATCTACTAAATTCCTTATTTTTATGTTATCTATCTTAGCGGCCTCTAAGTATGATGCTACATCATCTGTAGATACATCTCCTTTACCTTCGAAATAATTTACCATATCTTTATGGTTATCCCCCTTAGACAATTCCTTATGACTTTTTGAGTTGACGTGTAAGTCCTTTATTAATTCCCTTTGAGAATCATGCCTCCCTGGGTTTATATTGTTATCCACTGATAACTTAAGGTGATTCTCAGTAGCCTTGATATTCCTATCCAGAAAAGCATCTGTTCTTTTATTAAACCTCAGTTCTTGCCAATCGTCCCCAAAACCCTCCACTTTAACAGAATTATCTGACTTTTTCAAAGCCAGTTGGTGTACCCCTTTAGTATCAGTAGGGTCTCCGTGCTTAAAAAAATCTGAAAACCTCCTTGACAGAGTGTAGCCGCCAGCCAAGTCCTTATCCCCAGTAAACACACCAGTAAACTCAGGCTTATCTATCAGACCTGTATTATGAGTGCTAGCACCCCTATACGTGACATCAAAATCAGGAAATGCCTCTTTAAACGACTTACTTCGTATCTGGACGAATTGCTCTGGAGTACCCAACTCACCATCTGGCAAAGTAAACTTAGACCCGTCGGAGTTCTTCATCCATGTCCCATCAGCTACAGCTTTAGCCTCTATCTCACCATACTCCTTCATTAACGGCTTATTCATAGGAATCTCTTTATTCCATTTACCCCAATCTAATGATGATTTATGTGCAAGGTTTTTAGGCTCACGGACAAACTTCAGGTTATCATAATAAGCCTTTTGATTTCTTAGCTTCTTTGTTAAGAATCCTGGTACTGCATCTACAGCTTCATCTAGTGCGATATCTTTTGCTGTTTCCTTGGCGAGTTTCTTTCCGTAACCTTTAGCAATAATCGCGTTACGTCCTCTCTTTGTCGCGATCTTCCATAATGTATTCGCAGCAACAGCAGAAGGGATAAAGGGCATTGCACCCATCAAATTCACTATACCGCCTACTACGTCTCCCTCTTTAAACGAGTCGCGTGATTTAAACCCGTGATCCGCCCATGAGTATGGATTCACCACTTCTAATACACTAGTAAGTAGATTGTCCTCATCAACAAGTCCAGAGTATTGTAAGGGGTTAGCCCACTTATGTAATCTAGTTCTTTGTCTTTGATACTCAGTTAGTGGTGCGCCGGGATTACTCATAATCGGTGTAACCCTGTTATTACCATCATCAACCATTTTCTGCCTGGCTTTCTCTTTGGCCTCCTTAGCCGTCATCTTCTTTATAATAGAAGGTTTAACTACGTGAGTACTCTCAGACCTATTTAGTTGGGTATTATCTATTTGTGGGGTATACTTTAAATTTGGTATAACATGTAGATCTTTAGGTGCTCCGACTACCTCACGCCTATTTTTTAAGTAGTTCTGAGTTCTTCTGGTTAGTGGAACAAACTTAGGTTTGTACGGTGAATGTGTACTAGGTACAATAACATCTTCCGCCTCTTCTTTTACAGAGGTAGCCTTGAAAGGACCTCCACCACCTTGGTACTTCTTTATATTTCTTTTCATAGTCTAGTCTTTGTTATTAAGTTTCTCAATACTACTGGTCCTCCTAATCGAAATGATGGGGATATTTTAGGTAATTGTTTATTAGGATCCGCTACAACCCTAGACATCATCTCATTCGTCATCATGTCAGGTTTAATATGATTTACATACTGCCCAACTAATTTCCTATCATCTATCTCCACGTACTCTGTTAAAGAATCGTCCCACTCACCCCCCTCATTCTTACGTGGTATTCTCTTATATCCTCCCGTATGTCTGGGTGTTTCATCTGTTGCAGGTATCTTATTAGTAGTCATAGGCTTTACAGATCTCTTAAACCCTGTAGTCCCTTCAATGACTGCTGGTTTATCTAGTCCTCCCGCATGTAACCATTCATTCAGTTTAACGTTTTCATCTGCATTACCCTCATAAGTATCTCCCAGTCCTGCGTCTATAAACATCTGCTTTCTTGTTGAGTAAGAACTATCTTTACCCATAGCTTTTAAGTTGTCTGCTACTGAACGTTTTGGATCTGGGTTAGATCTAACGAAAGGCGTTATGGTTCTGGCTATACTCAAGGTATGCGGAGATTTAGGGGACTTGCTTGGATATAGTGGGGTGTTTGGTGGAGGTGTACTATACTTAAAGGCTTCTTTAGGTACTGGCCCTAAACTTTTTGGCCATATTTTAGTAGGGTCGTAGTATGGAACATCTGATACATCTAATCTTGAGAAGAACCTTGTCCATCCTTGTGGCATTATCCCACCATGTAGCATTATCGGAGGAGAATCAGTATTAAACCACGAGTCCGAGTCTTGGTTCATTATATCTCCAAGGTAAGTTATATTACCTTTTTTATAAAATCTATCTGTCTTTGAACCATACTTACCAGGTTTAGCTCCGATCGCCGGATTACCATCTTTAAAATTATCGGCGGCATATTTATTATGGTAATCCATATAGTAAGGATCACTTTTATTTACAATACTTCTAATATCGCTATTAGCTGTCATAGATGCATCCGCCTGGTAATCAGGATTATTTCTATAAAACTTCTCCTTTATCATAGCGTTCTTATAGATCGCCAAACTATCCGCGGTTGTCCCAACACTCCCACCAATTTGGTACCTCTTTATGTCTCGTGTGCTCATATTATTTCTTAAGTTTGTTTAATATACTTACTCTATTAGAAAGTGCGATTATCTCCCCACCATTACGATTACTAGGTAACTTCCCGTATAGGCTCTTATATGCAGCAACTAGTTTCTTATAGTATATACTATTTCCTTGGGCGTCACCATTTCTTAATGCATTAGGTGATTGCCATGAGTAGAATACGTTATTCTCTAATGTGTTCGGTATGGTGTTACCGTACGTGGCTTTTATAATCGTAGGATTTCCCTTACTATTATACTGGAATTTTAGCCCTTCTGGTAGCATGTCATTCACCTCTTTAGTATAGTCTTTATTGTCCTGCCAAATCTGTTTATAAGGTAAGTTAACAGTAGCTTTTTCTGTCTTACCTGTCCCCTCTATTTTTCGATCATATACGAACACATCTTGATTTAAACCAAAAAGGTCTAAAGATTTACCATCGCTTACATACCCTGAAGGTGATGTTCCTTGTATTACATCCCTTGCTAAATCCGTTGCACCATAAACACGTTTACCATATGCTCTCTCACGGGCATCTATGCCTTTCTTAGCCCACCCTTTAGTGTACTTATTCAACTCCCTTATATAAAGTACTGTTGCTGCTCCTTCATATTGTGGTGTACCTTTACCATACTGGCCCTCTATCTTCTTAAGTGTTTTTTTATAGATTTCACTAACATTCTTCATGTTTAGCTGTGAAGGTCCTGTAGTTTGTCCCAACCAATCAAGCGCTTTATATACTGTTCCATTACCGTACTCTGACTCTTGTGCTGGTATTGTCATAGCTATCTTAGCGTATCTGTCGTATTCATCAGGACTTATACCTAGTTGTGATACTATAAAGTTCTTAGATCCTGCTATTCCGTCATGGTAACCGATGTAATCCTGACCTGCATCTTTAGGTATATTTTCACTCCAGTAGTTAGCTGTAGAAGGTGCAGATGCATCCTTTGAGATGTTACTAAAATTATTAAATGTTCTATGCTCTTGACCGGGAACACTAATTATCCCAGCTAGTTGACCTCTATAACTTTTCATTAATTGCGACATAGGTTTAATCTGTGTATAATCCGCAATCAAAGGCTCCCCGCTTTCTAGAAAACCAACAACCCTTGTGGTATGATGTCCTTCCCTTTTAACCATCTTTCCTGTATTAGGGTCCTCCACTTCATTGGATCCTGTTATAACGTACGACCCGATAGGTATATCGTAGTTACCCCAGTCTGCCACATTAGCGTAGTTTAATGTATTTGTATTCTGATCTAAAGCAGAGAATATAATATTTTCCGGATTAGTTTCTTTAGCCGACGCCATATAGTCCCATGAATCCGCGGACCCGAAGTTATCATCTCCCCAAAAGTGCGGGTTATCCTTCTTCTGTGTTTCTGATGGAGGTTCTTTCGTTGATAGATTCATACCAAAGGTAGTCTTCGTAGCATCAGCTGAGTTAAAGCTTACTCTTCCAGAATTATAAAAGGAATTATTTACCCTGTTTGCCCTTGCTGCACACTCTTCCCCTACACAGTAATTGAATCTAAGAGGATCCCCTTCTTTATAGTCCCTCAATACACTCTTGGATTTTGAGTTTAGATCATCAAATCTACCTTGAGCTTCCCATAACTGGTCTCCCACTCTACTTGTTTTTATATCCTTATTCCTATCATAAAATTCTTGTAGTCCTGTATATATGGGCGTGTCCACTTTATAAGAGGTCCCAGAAACTTTAGGAGGATCTATGACATCATTTACGACTGTCCCTGCTTGAACTAAAGGTACTTGTTTAGCTGTATTGGTATAATTGTTTATATCTCTCACGCTCATAATATCTATATTAATAGTACCACATAATAACAAATAATCTAGACAAATCCTAAACTATCCTTCCTCTAGAATCCTGACTATGGTCTTTCCATACCACACCACTGTTATCCACATGCTCCTCCTGGTCTGTTGGTACAAATCCAAGCGCATTCTTTTGTATATCATTGTGTCTTGGTATAACTCCCCACTTCTTCATCCCTGTTGCAGGATCACGGTAGAATCCTATGTCCTCAAACTCCTCCACGGGTTTAGATGTTTTAATCTTTTTACCTATTAAATCTTCATCCGCCAATTCACATAAACCCATAGCAATAACTAAATCGTAAGGTGTACGGTGATTTCTATTATAAATCTGCAGCTGCATTAGTAACTTAGGAAACCATATACGATCACAGTTGTCATTAATATACTGCATTACTAACTGATCCTGGTAATCAATAATACCATTACCTGCTGTTGTCCCAATTAACTTAGACTCTTTATCACCAGAAGCATCATTAGTATTCATAGCTACCCTTTTCTTAAGATACGCCAACATATTAAGTGATTTGAAGTGACCAATAATCGAAGTCTTAGTGAACTCCAGATTTATCTGCGATTCATAGTATTTAGCAAGCTTACATGCGTTGTCCCAATCATCTACAACATAATCAGATCTTTTATTATAGTATGCAACATAGATATTAGAGTCACCATTAAAATACTCTCCTGGTACAACCCTCTTCTTTATTAATACTGATAACTCCGAACCTTTCTTACTATCAGTAGCAAATGACGACTCAGCGTTACCTTGATCAATACTATCACAACCTCCTATATATACACCTTTGGTAGATGTTGTATGTT